CGTTGGGCTGGCCAGTCTCCCAGTCTTGGAACTGCCGGAAGCCGACCAGGGTGCCGTTCTTGCGGGTCCGGATCAGCTCGCAGGACGCGGGTGGGCGCCAGGCAAGCTTCTTGTAGCCGATCCGGCCGTCTTTCTGCCGGGTGAACACCTTCTCGTGGAAGGTCTTACGGGCGGCCATAGCGAACGTCATCTGGGAGATCACCAGTTCCAGCGAGGTCTCCATGCCGCCGTTTTCGTACGGGCATTCCAGCGCGTCGCGGATGAACTCGGTCTGGCCGATATCCTTGTCGGGCTTCTCGATGGTCTTGTTGGCTTGCCGCAACGGCATCGCCAGCGCGGTCTCCAGACTCTGGGCGGTGCCGTCGGTCGCCAGCATGTCGTTGACCGAGGAGACGAACGTCCGCTCGCCGTACTGGATGATCCGGCCTTTGCCGTCTTCCCAGAGTCCGGGCGGCCAGTCCACCCAGTCAAAGTGGGTACCGACCTCGCGGTCAAAGGCTGCTGGCTTGACCTCGTGCTCAGGAGTGGTCACCGCGAAATCCAATCGCTGAAGTTAGTGTCGGCGTAGGCGACGACCGAGCCGTCGTTGGGGTTGTTTTCGGCGTAGGGTACTGGCTTGCTGACCGGCATCTCGTAGCTCTCGTCGAACATCGGATCGACTAGCAGCGACTGCCCGACCGCGTCCCCGAAGTCGGTCGAGCGGCCGATCCGAGCCTTGATGTCGTCCTTGAGCTCGACGTGGATCACGTCGTCTTTTAGTTTGTACTTGGGCGCTACCAGGTCCACGGTCAGCTCATCGTGGGGCGGTAGGCACAAGGTCGGGTCGAAGGCCGGGTCGAGGGCCTCCCGCAGCTTCCACCACATCGCCGACCGGTTGTTCTTGAACTTGTACTCACCGGACCGGTCCCGCATCCGATTGGCCTTGCCCGCGTTGAACGCGGTTACCGCGATCCCCCGCCGTCGCAGGGTGTCGACCACTCCGGCCCCGACCCCCACTACGTCCACCACGTGTAGGTCGGTCTGGTTGGGCGCCAGCCTCTGGGTCTGGTCGGCCACCTCGACTGTATCCCGGACCGTGAACTCGTGCAGCTTCAAGACCACGTAACCCTGGCGTTCGGCGATCACGGTCTTGTCGGCGCCACCTCGGGCGACGTCCACCCCGTTGACCTTGTGGCCGACCGGATTGGGCCTGCCTTCGGCCACCCAGGCGTGCCAGCGCTCGTTCGCCAGCTCGACCCACGCCAGGGGGATGACCGAGTCTTCGTCCGAGGAGTGGAACTCCCCCAGGACGCGGTTGGCGAACAGGGCGGAATCGGCTCCCCATTGCTTGCGTCTCTGCTCGAACCAGGCCTTCGACATCCGGCCAGCCCGCATCGCATCCAGGTGCGTGACGTGCCGGACCTTCCAGTCCTCGAATCCGGGCTTGCGGCGGTGGATGTCGTAGAACCGGCCCTGAGGTTCACCGGGCGTGCTCTGGCACAGTGCGTAGGCCTCGATCCGGCCCACGCCGTCGGTCGAGAAGGCACCTTCGGCCGCGTCAAAGATGTCGGGCGGGATGATCTTGGCCTCGTCGAAGATGTAGAGCAGCTGGTCGGCGTGCGCACCCTCGATCAGCTCTTTGCGGTTGGTAGCTACAGCCGACGCGGCCCCGTACTGGAGCTTCAGGTTGAGGGTCTGCAGTTCGTAAACCTCGTTGAACGGGTCGCGGCCGACTACGTCCCACCGGACTCGCCGGGCCCACTTGTGGATCTCGGGCCACAGGAACGCTTCCAGCTGGCGCCAGGCTCCCGCCGTGGTGATCGTCTTCCAGTCGATCTTCAAGGCGTCGCGGGTCAGGGCGAACCACAGGACGGCGATCGCCTTGGTGGTAGTCTTACCCAGACCGTGTGGGCCCCGGACCGCGATCCTCTTAGACTCGTTCAAGTCGATCAAGACCTCGCGCTGGTACTCGGTCAAGCCTTCCCCGACGTTCCAAGCGATACAGTTGTCGGCAAACCCGACCGGGTCGCGGTAATACAGAGCGACCCCTTTGCGCTCAAATCGCCGGGCGGCGAGCTCAAAGGGATCGACTGTATTGGTCATGTTTGCAGTTTACAGCGTAGCTTCAGCGGTAACGATTGTAGCTACACGATCTCGAACCAAGCGACCAGCAGTCGCCCTACCGTGGCCCGGACTGCCCACTTGGGCCGCTCCGAGTCCGGCACCGTGTCCTCGTAGTGCAGGACCATCTCCTCCCCGCCGGAGTCCATATAGACGCAGTCGATCCGGACCAGCTGGTAACTCTGCGGGACCTTACGGGAGGGAAACCACGGCTGCTGGCGCAGAGCCGCGTCCAGGCGACGGGCGGTCTCGGGACTCATAGCGGTAGGTTCCAGTTCTGTTTGTTCTTGTTGTTGAAGTTCGGCACGAACAGGGAGCTGTTGCGCTTCTCCTCCTGGCCGGGCCACAACGCCAGCATGTCGAGCAACTGTGCCAGGTCGGCCTCGCAACTGGCGGCACGGGCGCAGGTCAGCCGCGCCTTGTCGTCGGGGGTCTGGGGGTTAGCCACCTTCGATCACCACCGGGTGACTGACCGAGATGTTGCGCAGGACCCTCGGGACTACCGAGGGGATCAGGGCGCTTTGGCTGGGAGTCAATTCCAGGGCCTCCAGGATCGCCTCGATCGCGCTGGCCAGGATCATCCCCTGCTGCTCCGCCAACTGGATCTCGCGTTCCGCGATCCCGGCGTCCAGGGCGAGCTTGGCCACCTTAGCCATGTGCTGGCGCTCGACCATATGCACGGTCATCCACTGACGTTGGTGGTCCGGGATCTCCTCGTCAGTTTTGAGTTCGTACTCGCCGATCTGCTGGTCAAGGTACTGGACGTGTCCGGCAGTCCGGTACAGCTCCTGCAACAGGGCGGTAGTCGGGTCGAGTTCGATCGGGTCGGTGTACTTCAAAATCCTCATCCCCCCTTCTTTGGCTGCAGCCATCCGGCCAGTTTGGGTGTTGCCGCCGTGCCACTTGCAGCGGCCCATCCCCGGATGTGGCGTGCCCCAGCCCTTAGACAGGTGGCAGGTCTGGCCCGGAGCGGTGGCCTTCTTGGCTCCGCAGACCTCAATCGACTTTCCTGAGGGCACCGTTGCTCACCTCCTTGATCAAAGCCAGGATTTCGTCGATCTGAAGGGCGGCCTCGGTCAACACGACTGGAGCCATGATGATTTGCTCGACTTGCTCGGAGGTCAGACCCGGGGGTGGGTACCGCTCGTCTTGGATGGCCCGGTAGGCTTCGTCGCGGTTGGCGCCGTTGCGCAGGGCAGCTGACATCAGCTCACCGGTCTTGAGAGCCCGCCGGTAGTCCTCAAACTCAGCCTCGTAAGCATCCTTGGATAGGTCCAAGTCCTGCAGGAGACGGGCGGTGTTTTCCAGGATCGCGTCCACGGTCTGGAAGATCCCCGACAGCGCGATTCGACGAGTCACCGAGTCCGACACGTCGCCTTCGTACCATTGTTGGCCCGCCAACGATTCCAGCATGGTCTGGTAACCGTACAGGACCACGCCGAGGCCGCAGATCCGCTCAGAGATGATCGGGTTTCGCTTGTGCGGCATCGCCGATGAGCCGACCTGGCCGTCATCAAACGATTCCCACATCCGAGGGTAGGCCGACTCCAGCCGGACCATCCGGGCGAGGTTGATGCAGCCGGACGCGACCTGTTGCAGAGAGGTGACCCACTGCAGATCTTCCGACCGGGCGTAAATCTGCCCGCCGGACACTTTGCGACATTTGAACCCGAGTGCCTCGATAAACCCAGCGTTGACTCGCTCGTAGGCCTCGTGCGAACCCAGCAGGCTGATCAGGTCCTGGCCGGTCCCGACCGCGCCGGACAGTCCCCGGCAGGGCTGGGACTCTCGGGCGAACTGCAGGGCCCCCAGACCGCAGAGGATCTCGTCAGCAAACGAGGCAAATCTTTTGCCCAGCAGGGTGGCCTGGGCGGGTTGATTGTGGGTCCGAGCCACGCAAAGCACGTCGCGAGTGGCTTCAATATGGCTCTCGAACAAAGACAACACTCGCCGCGTCTGGAATTGGACGTGGTGTAGTGCGGCTTGGATTTGCGTTTGGGAGACGTTTTCGGTGACGTCGCAGGAGGTCAAGCCCCAGTGGGCGTACCGATGCCCGACCTGCTCGTTGAAGTATTCCAGCCGGGCCTGCAGGTCATGTCTGGTCCGGAATTCGATTTCAGCGATCCGGGCCAGGTCGTACGGCGTGTTCAAGCCGTTGATCTGGTAGTCCTCGATCGCCTCGGGCGGGATCGCGACCCCTTCGGCCGCCTGCAGTTGCATCACCAGGACCCACAGACACCGCTCGACGTAGATCCGGTAATGGGGTGACCAGATCTCGTTCATGGTCTCGGTGGCGTAGTCCTCAATCCGTGTGCGCAAGGTGGGCCCCTCCTTCGTTCTCCCACGAATCGTGGGCGGCGTACTCGGCCCGGACGCGGGCCCCGACCTCTGGGCCGACGGTGGCCCGCCACAGAGACCAGTTCTCAACCACGTTGCGTACAGCCTCGTACGCGACTGCCTGGGCTTGCCGAGGTGGAACCCGCGACTGCTTAATCGTGTATTCCTGAACCGTTCCCGACCTGAGATCGAGTATCGGGAGCCGATGATGGTAGAAGTAGTGTTTCACTGGCCCGTGCTCCCGAACCCAGCCTCGCCTCGGTCCGAGCCACCGAGCTGGGGCGCCATCTGCGGGTCCATCTCGGCCGCCGTCAGCGGGAACGGGATGATCTGCGCCAGACGCATCCCCTTCTTAGCCGAGAACTGCGTTCCATTCATGTTGTATACACCCGCATACAGCGGGCCACGATAGCCGTTGTCGATCACTCCGGGGGTAACCATCAGGTTGTGCGTCCGGAGGGTCGAGGACCGACCGATGATCAACCCCCAGGTGTGGGGCGGCAGCTGGACCGCGATCCCGCAAGGGATGTCCTTGAATTGGCCAATCGGGATCTCGGTATCCTCCGAGACGTACAGGTCGAACCCCGCGTCGCCGGAGTACTGCCGCCGGGGTGAGAAATCGCAGGCGTGAGCGTCGGGAGTCAGGAACTGGTAGCGCAACGGCGGCAAGTTCTCGATCCCGGTCGGGCGCATGTCGTACATGTTCTTGAGCCACCCAGCGTGGTTTGAATCCCAGCCGTCAGTCAGGAAGACGTTCTCGTACTGGTCCAGACCCGCCAACGACCAAGATCGATCGAGAACCTCCGTCACGACCACGGTCGGCTTGCCGGACTGCACGGCCTGCGCCAGCTCCAAGACCGTGCCGATGGTCTTCTCCTCGGGGAACAGGACCACCACGACGTCCGCCAGTGTCAGGGCGGCCTCGTTGATCGTGCTGATCCGGTGGTCCGGCTTGGCGCCGACCCCGATATCGAACGCAAAGTTCGGTTGGTAGACGGTGAACCCAAACTGGGTCAGATCTTCCAGAACCCTGCACGCAACTGTGTCGATTGTCGCGTCAATGTCCCGGGCCATGTCGATCGGGCGTGCGAGATAGGCGATCACTTCTCCCCCTTCGAAACTGCCAGCAGGAACTCACGCAGTCGCTCGTTGGCGTCGAAACGGCCCCGCCAGGTCTCCTTGGTGAACCGCAGGACACCGCCTTTGTTCGAGGTGACCGTTACGGTGAACAACGGGCCGTAGCCGACCTCGTAGTACCGCACAGCCTCTACGGTACTCCAGACCCCCCGGTCCAGCCGGACCCGCTCGGCCCCCTGCAGGACGGCGAGAGCGTGGGTCCTCTCGATCAGCCACTGGGCGTTGAATTCAGTCACTTCAGTGGACTTCAGTGGAATCCTGGTCTCACTCACCGACTACCCCCTTCTCTTCCAGCGCAAGCTCCAGCGCCATCAGGGCGCGCGTCGCGTAGTGCTCCAGATGCTTGTCCGAGACGTCCCCGGCCATGTACGCCAGGTAGTGGATCTGGGCGTGGTTCAGGTGGTCCAGCACCGTAAGTTCACGCCAGTTATCGACGCCGTACTTGTCGTCGCCGTGCTTCTGAACTGCCGCGATCGCCAGCAGGGCCTTGGGCGGCAGCGAAGTTGCGGCGAACCCGGTCTTGGACTCCTTGGCACCGTTGGGGTGGGTCATGATCTCAGCGTCCGGCCCGACACCATTAACCCCGAACGGGATTCCTTGGGCAACAGCGGCCGGAACGAACTCCTGTAGGTCTTTGCGAGGAACCGTAGTGTTCCCACCGTCCGACCAATCCACCTGAAACAGTGTCTCGTCGTTGGTCATCCGACCCCAGTCCTTGGTATCGACCTCGCCAACCAACGGGAAATCGCCGTTGGACTGCTGGAAGGCTCGAACGTGCGCCTTCAAAACAACGGGGGTCTTCACGCTGCACCTCCGTTGACCCACAAGTGCGTCTGCGGTCCGGTCCCGATCGCGCGGATTCGAGCTCCGGCCGTCTGGACCAGTTTCTTCCAGTCCCCGAACTGGTTGAGGACCTGTTCGTTATCCCAGGCTTCGTGGTACCAGTCGGTGATTCCCGCGACCTCGGGAATCACCTGGTCCAGCATCGAGAACCACACCCGGACTGCCGGAGACGGACCGCCGTTCGCCAGGATCGCAGCCTCGGCCAGGGCGGGGTCCCAAACGCCGACCCGCCGGACTTTGTTGGTCACGGTCGTGTACTCCTCGGGCAGGCCCAACTCCTGCCAAGAGGTCTCATTCCGCAGCGGGCCGGACTCCCCGGCCACCCGGATCGGGTACGGCCGCATAACCACCCAGATCTCCAATTCGGGCGAGCGCAGGAAGTCGGAATCGAAGACCCACGGCGACAGGCCCACGGCCGCTAGCGCGTCGATCGCGCGGCAGTCGGCCGAAGTGGTCTTGGGGTAGTAGGTGGTGTGCAGCCCCAGACCGTAGCCTTGGGCGGCTTCAATGATCACGTCGCCACCGGTCGCCAACTGGGTCCGGGCCAGATGCGCAACGTCCGAGCAGGCAGTCTGGGCCACCCCGATCGTGCCAGTAGTGGCGCTGAACGGCAGATCACGCCAGACCTTGGCAGTACGCATGACTCGGGCCGACCGAGCCGCACCGATCCCCTTCTGGGTCGACCAGTTGGTCAGCTGGCGCGACGCGTAAACCTCCTCGTCGATGTGGTGCGATTCCAGCACCGTCGCCATTTCGTCGACGAACACGTGGCGCACGGTCCCGGTCGAGGCGATCTCGGCCGCCAGCAGGTCCGGGTCGACCACCGAACCGGCGGCGATCGCCAGGCGGGCGTTGGGGTTGGATACTGCCGCCGTCGGCAGCTGCCGCAGCTTGTGCACCTGCCCATCCGTCCCGTAAACCGTGTGGCCCGCGTTGGGGCCGCCGGTCCGGATCACCAGCGGAGCGTCACTTCGGACAGCGAGGGCAGCCGCGCAGGCCCCCTTCGCTTCCGATCCGAACTGCCCGCCGACTACTACCATCAGTTTGCCCATCAGGCCAGGTCCTCCCACAATGAGATCTCGATACCCGCGACAGTCTCGGGGTACTCCTCCTTGATGTTGACCGCGATGTTTGCCACCTGGTCGTCAGTGGCGTCTTCGGCCAGCTCGATCAGGATCTTTCGTACCTGCCCCACTGAGGGCTCCTCTCAACAGTTGTCGTATCCAACCATGGGATTTACCACCTTGTCAAGCCTTCTTCTTAGCCTCCCGCCTGGCGGCCCCGAGCTTGCCGCCAGACGACATGTTGCAGATCGGCGAGACCGGGCGAATGTTGTCTCGCCGGTAGCGTCCACCATCGATCCCCAAGATTGGGTACCGATCCACCCAGACGGTCTCGTAGGTGAGCTCTCCCGGGCAGTCCGGATGGTGTTCCGCCATCATGCAGGGCGCGGTCTGGCCGTCACCGAACTGGTCTAACAGCCACTGCTTGCGCTTACGCCGGTCGGCCGCAGACCCCGACACGTACTTGTTGGTGGTGCCCCGACGACTACCTGATCTGGGCGTGTCCACAGACCGCACACCACCTAATCTGGCGCATCCCGGTGTCGATCATCCGCCAGCCGTCGAGCCGACCACCGTTGCCCGGGGCCCAACTCGGGTGCTGGCACCAAACTCGCGTCCGAAGCCAGAATCGTAGGCGCGGGAACGGCCAAGCCCATTTCCAATCGCCACCCTTGGGCGGATCGAGCCATTGAACCGGCCGCAATCCGTTGGAGCGGTCTCCCTTCCAGTCCTCACTGTCCGGGCAACCGTACCTCCGGCACAGATCGTTATCGTGACCACACTGTTGTTTCATTTTCCCTCACTCACCCAAGGTTTGAGTTCGACTCCACCGGGAACGGTAAACCAGTCTGTCCACATGTTCGACCCGATCATCGCGACATGTTCGGCCATGGCCTCGCCTTCCGGACTATCCGGGACCATCAGGACCAGAGCGTCGTGGATCTGCAACATGAGTCCGGCTGCCGGGTCGAGGTCTTGCTGCATCAGATACTCGTCGGCTTCGATCATCCAGTGGCCGGTAAACAGGCCGATGTTGCCCTGTACCCGGTTGTTGAAAGCCTTGTGCCAGTCGTGCATGAGCTTTTCACGTTCGGTATACCACTTCTTGACGTCGCCTCGCACCCGGGTCCAGCCGTCCTTCTGGGCGAGGTTCATATGCAGGTCGATCGCGTCGTGGAACTCCGGGTAGATGCCGTGCCAGTCGCGGTGGATCTTCTGGACTTCACCGAGTGGCAGGTACAGCCCGTTCTTGCCTAGGTCCTCCTTGAACTTTTTGGGCCCGATCCCGAAAATCAGCGAGAAGTTCGCTCGCTTGCCGACCACCGAGCGAGCCTTGAACCAACCCGGGTCTCCCGGTCCCTTGGCCAGCCCCAGGGCGATCGCGGTCTCTCCGTGCGGGTCCAGGCCGTCTACGAGGATCTGCAACATCGAAGGGCAGGGGGCGAACTGGGTGGCGACTCGCAGTTCAGCCTGTTCCAGGTCGGCGTGCCAGATTTTGTAGCCGGGGATCGCGTGGATCAGGGCCCGAGGAGACGGAGCGGCTTTGAGGATCTCGGAATCCGAAACCAGCAGGCGGTGGTCGTGCGGGATCGCCTGCAGGTTGATTCGCTCGCACGACAGCCGCAGGGTGGCAGTTCCGGTCTGCCGGAAACGGGTCCGGACCTTGCCGTCCGACCCGACGAACTCGGCGTAGCCCCGGTAGTAACGGCTGGCTGCGTCGGCAGTCAGGCGATACTCCTGATACTTTCGAGCCTGTGGCGCTTTCTTCTCCACCAGCAGCGCGACCGTCTCGGCGTCGATCGTCGCGACGGGCGGGGTTTTCTCTCCGCCTTTGGTCATCTTCTCGGGCCGCAGGCCCAGGCAGGCGACGCCGGACTTGTTGGTGCGCTCCTTAGTAAAGAAAAACTGTCGGGCCCCATTGGGCGTGGTCTCGAACGGTAGCTCAGCTTCGATCTCGGCCGCTCTGGCCTCCAGTTTCTCGGCCCAGACCAATGAGGTAGCCGCGTCGTACGGCAGGCCTTTGCGTTCCATCCGAACCAGGGTCTTGAGCTTCTCGATCTCGTCGTGCATCCGTTCGAACGGGATCCCCTGCTCGACGAATTGCTGCCACTGGAGGCTGCCAAGCGGAGCGGTCAGGCTGGAGTCCCCCCTGGCGTAGGGCTCCATCACGGACCAGTCCGCCAGGTGCCACTTGCCCTTGCCGAACGGCAGCCGCCGGGACTTCAGATGAGTTACGATCTCGGCCTGCTCTTCAGTCTTGCCACCACCAAACAGGCGACGGGCGGAGTCTTCCAGACCGAGGGGATGCTGCGGGTAGACGATCCGGTTGCCCAGCATGGTGTCCCAGACCACGTTGTCGAGCAGGTCGACCCCCGGACCTCGCCACCAAACCCCCGAGGGGTCGCAGCATTTGACTTCGGCCCCCATCATGACCACATCGAACAGAATGTTGTGGCCGTTCAGGCGGTAGCGTAGAAGCCACTCACACAAGGCCTTCCACTCGTCCGGCCCGAGGTTGGGGTTGAGCGGCACGATCTCCTCGGCGGTGAACCTGCGGGTGACGCGTTTGGTTTTCGGCAGGCCCTTGCGCGCTCCGGACTTGAACAGGACGGGATCGCCATTCTCGTCCAGGTACAGTTCGTCGATCTTCTCTTCTCCGAAAAACGCGGTGAACCACTCCGGCTTGTCGTACAGCCCTTGGTTGAACGGCCAGGCGTAGGACCGGTATTGGGAGCCTTCGCGCCAAGCTACCGAGACTACCGAAACCTGGGCGCCGTCGTCCGGGTACAGCCCGGTGGTCTCCGTATCGAAGGTCACGACTTTGGCCGGATCGATGTCCGGCAACTCACTCGGGAGCATCGAGTCCCCCCGTCACCCGCATTGCGGCGTAGACCTGGAGGCACTGGACGGCGTAGATCATCGAAACCTTCTGCAACCAAGTCACGTCGCTTTGGTAGATCCAGTTCCCCAGGTTCTGGCCGCCCGCAAACCCCACGCAAGCCCATTTCTCCAAGTTAGTCATCAGTTCTCCTTCCCCAGCTCGGGGACATACCAGCGCCCGTCTCGGGTCAACTCCAGTTTGCGCTCCTGTTGCCCGGCGATGGCAAGTCGCCGGACCGTGCGGGTGTCCATATCCAAAGCCACGGCAATGTCCTCGGTCGTCGACTCCCCGCGCGCCAGGATCACCTGCTGGATTCGCTCGACCGGGCTAAGCTTGGACTCCTTGCCGTCGCCATCGGCTCGACCCATGATGTTCCAGCGCCCCCTCGATTTGTCGAACTCGATATCGTAGGTACACTCTTCGACGTCTCGGCTCTCCAGCCGCAGCTTGCCAGTGGTCGTACCGCGTTCGCGGGTCAGGTACATGATCGTGTCGGCCGCACCGGTCACACCTTTGGTACCCGAGACCATGTTGACGAAGTCCTCGTCAGTTTTCTTGCGGTCGTGATGCGTCACGATCACGCCGATGCCGTACTCGTCGGCAATCTCCTTGAGCGGCTCCAGAGCCTCGTAGTCAGCCTGGTATAGGCCGTTGGAAGTGTCCTGCTGGCCACGGATCTTAGCCAGCACGTCGACCTGGATGCAGCGGGCAGTCGGGTTGGCTTCCAGCCACCGTTCGATCTCGTCTCGGCCGCCGTCGCGCATGGGCGGCAGCTCCAACCAGACATCTCCTGCCTTCTCGGCGTCGAAGGGCATCCCAGACACTACCTGGATCATCCGGTCGTGGATGCGTCGGTGTGGGTCCTCCAGTGCCAGGTACAGGCTCGGGACCGGATCGTGCGGCTGACCCCATCCGAACAGCTCGTCAGGGCGTCCGGTGGCCATCGAGACCAGCAGGTTCATGTTCCACCAAGATTTGCCTGCCTTGGGGGCCCCGACTAACAGGCTGAGGCCAGAAGGGATGACGCCCGGTAGCACCCAGGAGAGTGGCTCAGGTTTGGTATTGAGAATAGAGCTAACTGTCCATCGCGTCCGCCGCACGCTGCGCAGTGGGAGCGGTACAAGATCCCCGATCCCATACCCAGCATCCAGGTGGTCCGAAACATCAGACTTAAGCTGGGGGACGGCTGGCTCCACAGCTCGCCAGGACTCCACGGAGTTGACCAGGACCCGTCCGACTGCTCGGGCGTAGGCCCTGCCGGACTTATCTTTGTCTGCGATGGAAACGACGGTGGCATCTCGGAAATAGTCGGCCCAACCCGGCTCCACAGGGGTATTGGCTCCCCCGGCGGAGGTAGTTGCGGCGAACCCGAGATCAACCAGTCGGTCAACATCCTTTTCTCCCTCCACCCAGTAGATCGTCTTGCCCGCTTCGATCGCGGCCAGCACCTCCGGCAGGCGGTACGGTACTCGCTTGAGGTTCTTGGGCAACCCTCGGATTTTGCCGTCCGGTCCGGCCATTCGGAAAGACTTGGGGCTGAACCGGACGTTGTAGTACAGCGGCTCTCCGGCCTCGTCGGTGTACGCGTACCGAGCGATCTCTTGGCCGAGAGCATCGGTCGGCGCGGCACGCTCGGGCGCCTTCTTGCGAGGAATCCGGCCCTTCGAGCCGTCTCGGAAGTCTGAACGCTGCAATCCGAGCGCACCAACCACGTCGTCGAACGAGCACCCGGCAAAGCAGGTGACTCCGACCAGCCCGGCCTCCAGATCATCCCGAACCGACAGGGATGCGGTCTGGTCTTCGTGCGAAGGGCACTTGGCTTTCCTGCGAACAGCGTTGCCCTTGGGCGGATACCCCGTTCTCTCTTCGAGAACCGAGCAAATGAGCTCGAATGTTTCCGACATGCTCGACTCCCGTGACCCCCATGGACAGATGGAACGGCGGGAGGGCCATCCCCATACCCCTCCCGCCGAAACGCCACACCACGGCTCTTACTCTTCCTCTTCCAGCAGCGCGAGGCTGTCATCGTTCAGCTCGTGGAACGCGTTGACGTTGTTCTGCATCTTGCCCACGTTCTTGCCCTTGGTCTGGGGCTGCAATTCGACGTAGCCGACGATCTCGACCTTCTCGTCCACCAACTCCTCGAACTCCGAATCGTAGGTGAATCCGGCCGCGTCGAACAGCTGGATCATCTTCCAAGCCGAGCTCTCGCTGAAGCTGAACCAGTTGAACTTGAGAATCACCCCGGTCTTGGGCCCACGGGTGATCGTGAACGACAGGTTGGCTCCAGGGCCGGACGTTTTCTCGTCCTCCTCGACCTCCGAGACCACCATGGCGTAGTAGCCCTCCTCGACCGGTCCGCCACCTCCCACGCGCGGGGTCGCGTCAATCTCGCCGTTGTTGGCTTTGTCCTGCAGATACTGCGGAATGCCTACCATCGGTTTTCCTCTCTAAAACGGGCAACAGTCGCCCTCGTGTCCGGCTTGTAGTTGGCAGTTGAATGGACTGACCCCCGGACCCGACCGTGAAGTCGGGGGTACCACGAGTTTGTAACAAACCCAGGGCGGGATCACATCGGCGGGTTGTCCGGAGTCCCCGAATCGGCGGTTACTTTCCCGCTCGTGGCGCGGGCTGACGTAGCGGACCTGGCCGCTCCCGCTTTTGGGGCTGCTGGCCTCGCCGCCCGGCGTTCGGCCGCCTTGGCCGCACGGTCAGCCTTGGCCTTCTCGGCTTTTTCCTTGGCCGAATCCAGAGCCTCGACCACCGAGCTGTCGAGGTCGGCCACCAGCGACTGTTCCAAATCCTGGTCGACCTTGATCTCACCGGTCACGTAGCCCCAGACACGCTCGAATCCGGGGTCGATCATGACCACAGGCAGGACGTTGTAACGGTCCTTCGCTCGCAGGTCCTCGGCGGGCGTAGCGCGTCCCAAGCCGACCGGACCGAGACCCTGCACGTCCACTACGGTGGTCCGGATGATCACGTCGGCGTGCTGCTCGACGTCTTCCCGGACCTTGGGCGTGAGCGACGGGCCGATGATGCCGACCTTGGTCTTGCGGCCGTCATCGGTTTCGACCGTCTCCTTACGGTCCTCCTCCAGAGCCACAAAAATCTGGTGGCACGGCAGGGACCGGAACTTGCGCAGCAGCTGGCGGAACTGCTGGGTGACGACGCCGTAATCGGCACCCTCGCGCTCGTAGACCTTGCGCACCTCGATGTTCTTGTTCGCCATCTTGGCGATGGCTTCCAGCCGCTCGATATCGGCCCGAGTCGCATTGTCCACCATGGTCTGGATGACCTCGGTGAGCGAGTCCCAGCTGACCGCCAGCCAGCTGTGCGGGTCCTTCTCCAGGTCGGCCAGCAGCTGATAGAAGAGCTGCTCCAGGCCCTCGTAGGTGACCGACTCGCCGCGCTTGGGCCAGTAGACCACTCGGGCGGTGTCGACGTCGTGCTGTTGCAGGGCGGACCTCTTCAGGCCGGACTCGGCCGCAATCACACAGACGCGGCCGGTCGACTTGGCCTTAGTGACCCGCAGGGCCGAAGTGGTCTTGCGGGTACCCGCCGGACCGTAGAGGACCAGGACCAGGTAGTCATCGTCACCTTCCAGCGAGGTGAACTGGATCGGGCCCTGGTCAACGGCCTTGCGCGTGTCGGCCGGGGCAGGGTCCGGCTTGGCAGGGGGCTTGCGAACCGGCGGCTTCTTGACTGCAACCGGCGGCCGGGCGGGCTGCTGGGCTTCGTCGGCGTTGTCCGCCATCACCCGGCGGGACCGTTCGGCCGCTTTCTGGTCGTTCTCGGCCATGATTTCACCGATCGGCTTGTTCGCCTGTTTGGCGACTGCCGCTGCGGGGTCTTTCCTTGGCATCTGGGCCCTCTCTAGACGGTAGGTCTGGCTATCCAACCACTAACTTTGACTCGTTGTCAAGTCAGTATCGCTCCCCCGGGGGACCTCCTTCTGGACCAGGCCCTGGGTGCGCATGAGCGGGCCCAGACGCGACTCCCACTTGGTCCGAGGCGTCTTGCGCAGGATCAGGTGCGCCTCGACGAAATCGCATTTCCACCCGCACACGCGGGGATCGGGGTTTGAATGCGGGAAGATCCCCTCGGCCTGGGCCTCCAGCATTTTCCGAACAGTGGTCTGGGCGTCGTACCAGATATTGTCCAGCTCGACCGGCGAGCGGTAGGTCGGGATTCGGGCGAACCGCTCATCCAGCGTCATCGGCCGCTTGAGCTTTTCGGTCCGAGCCTGGTTGGTGATCCCGTCCGCGACCGGAGTACCGCGCAGGGTCTGGGCCTTGATGTACAGCCCAAGCTGGTCCGACAGGTCAGTGTCGATTTTGCGCAGAGGATTCTTGGTGCTCTTGGCGTCGACCACCCGTAGCTTTTGCAGGCCGTGGTCGAACACCAGCAGGTCGGTAGTCCACTCGTATAGCACTCCGGGCATCATCGGCACAGTCAGGGTTGACTCGAACTCGATGACCTCCCATTGTTCATCCAGGCCATAGAGCTGGTTGTACCCCTCGTACATCCAAACCAACCGCTCGTGGAAATCGGTGCCCTTATAGAACGCCACCGCGTCGTAGCCGT